TCATTAATAGTTACTGTTATGTTCCCAGTATGGGCTTGGATAAAATCTCCTAAACTAAGATTCATTACTTCTTCTTACTCTGCTGCACTATCTATTGAACTTGCAACTAAATCAAGAGATATAATATTTAGTGATTGGTTTAAGAAAAGATGGGGTGATGTATTTCACATTAAAAAAGACCAAAACTTAAAAGAGAGATACGAGAATAATCATATTGGAATGAGAAGGGCAACATCTGTTGGTGGTACTGTAACAGGACAGGGTGGAGATTTCTTAATTGTGGATGACCCTCTATCACCTCAAATGGCAAACTCAGCAACCGAAAGAGAGAACGCTAATGAATGGTATAGGACAACATTCTACTCAAGATTGAATCAAGCAGATATTGGAGTGAGGATTATAATTATGCAAAGAGTGCATGAAGAAGATTTAAGTGGATTCTTGTTAGATAGAGAAACAAGAACAAAATATAAACACATTTGCATACCTGCAACAAATGAAGATGGTAATATAAAGCCAAAATCACTAGAAAAGTTTTACAATAAAGAAAGTGGCTTGTTTTGGGAAGATAGATTCAGTAAAGAAGTTTTAGATGACTATAAAAGTGCATTAGGTACTTATGGCTATGCAGGACAACTACAACAAACACCAACACCCCTAGATAGTGGTATGATTCATAAAGATTGGTTTAAGATTGATAGATATAGGAAAGATGAGGCTACAGTAAACTTTGTTATTGACCCTGCATATACTGCAAATCAAAAGAATGACCCATCAGCACTACTAGCATACACCTATCAAGACAACAAATGGCAGATAGTAGATTGTATTAATGTACATAAAGAATTTCCAGAATTAGTTAAATTTATTCCTCAATGGGTAAAAAAGAATGGATATACTACAAAAAGCAGAATATTTGTAGAACCTAAAGCATCAGGTAAATCTATTGTGCAAACATTAGTTAGAGAGACAGGACTTAATGTAAAAGAAGATAAACCACCAACAAAAGACAAAGTAGCGAGAGTTAGTGATATTAGTGCATCTTTAGAGTCAGGTAGAGTAAGTTTATTGAATGGAGATTGGAATAGAGAGTTTCTTGACCAATTAACTAGGTTTCCTGCAGCAAAACATGATGATATGGTAGATTGTTTAGTTATGGCTGTAAATAAGGAAATATGGGGTGGAGGAGGTAAGGTAGTTTACTTTAATTAAAGTTTTTTTGAGTTTGTTTAAAAATTGTGAAAATATTTCATAGTATATTTACTATTTTTGCCTAGTTTTGAGTAATTCTAAAAAAATTATCAAAAAATTATGAAAAATATAGAAATATCATACATAAACGACAATCACAAAAAGATTGTGGAATTACATCTAAGAAAGATTAAGAAATCAATGTATTTTGCTACTGAAGATGTTGGAGAGGGTAAGTATCAAGACTTTTTAGATATAATGAACTCAGTATTCTTATATTCAAATAATTTTTACGATACTATGGTAGAAAAGAAAGGTGATAGTGCTTTGTTGGAAGAATTTATGTTTTTAATACCAAATATGGTATTTTATACTGCTATTGGCTATTTAACTGCATTGAAAGATGGAGATAATGATTGTTTAATGATAAGCAGTTTAGAAGAAATTGGTTCTATTTGCGAAAACGCAACAAGTGAACTTGCAGATATTCTTATAGATGAAAAAGAGAGTAAAAAAATAATGCAAGATATTTTAGATTTAGAATTGACTAAAAATTAATAGATATGGTAGAAATTAAAATTCAAGACAAAAGTTATGATATTCCAACTGAGTGGAAGGATATAACACTTAGATATTGGTGTGGACTATATTCAATCATCAATCAGTATAATAAAAGAGATGATGAGGGTAATGTTATTGAGGCAGAACACTCAGAAGTGGAGTTATTGAAGATGAATAGGGATATTTTTATGTATCTTACAGGTGTTAGCCATAATGAGATGAATATGTTAGATGTTGATAGTGTAAATGCTGCAGTAGCAACATTCTCACAAACATTGGAAGAATATAAGCCAAAGGGTATAGATAAGTTTGAATTTGAAGGTGAGGAGTACTTATTTCCAAAAGAATTTCTAAGAAGAAACACATTTGGAGATTATATTGAATCAACTCACTTAGAGAGTACAATAGAGATAATGAAACATGGAAGGTTTGATGTATTACCAGAACAAATGGCAATACTTTGCAGAAGGGCTGATGAGGAATATGATGATGATGCAATACCATCCAAAACTGAAAAGTTTAAAGAATTGACAATGGATTTCGTTTGGGAATTCAGTTTTTTTTTGACAATGCAAAGCGTAAAATTAACAAGGACTTTCCAAATGTTTTTGGGGAAAACAGAGGAAGAAGTGGAAGCAGCAAAAATAGAGTTTCTACAGTTGGACTCTACAACAAGTTCATAAAGCCTTATGGTTGGCTTAATAGTTTATATATGGTTGCAGAAAAAGGGATATTTAGAGTGAATGGTGAAAACGACATAGATAGTGTAAAGAAAACAGACTTATACAAGGTTTTAACTTATTTAAGTTGGAATACTGCTAAAAATGACTATGAAATTGCTGTTCAGGAGAAAATACATAATAAAAATAATATAACATTGTAATAATGGCAATAACAAGATTAACAGACATAATAACAGTATTTGATAGCAAATGGACTTATGGTGATGTGAAGTTTGGTTACGAAAGTGAAGTAAACCAAGACCATGACACTCAGTACCCATTAATGCTAGTTGAGCCACCTGAATCAACTATACCTGTAGTATATAATGGTAGAGAGGAATATACATTTGAAATAAACTTCTATAATTTATACTCTCAAGCAGCACAATCAGTAGTTACACTTCAAAAGAGATGGGATAATTTACAAGATTTGGCTAATGAGTGGCTAGATATGGTACTTAAAAATTATCAAGATGTAAATGTAGAGGCATACTTAGAAGATGAGAGTATTGCTATAGAGAGAGTTAAAGAAGTAGCAAACGATAGATTGGTGCAAATAAAACTAACATTCACTATGAGTGCGTTTACTAAGTGCTTTAGACCTGTTTCAAACTACCCATCAGATTATTCTGATTTAAAAGTATGGTTAAAAGCAGATAGTGGTGTTACATTTGACATAGCATCTAAAAGAGTAAGTGCTTGGGCTGACCAATCAGGCAATAGCAGTAATGTTGCTCAAACTACAGCAGCAAATCAACCACTAAGATATGGATATGATGGTATTAACGACAAAGCATATTTTGATTTTGATGGTACAAATGATACTTTTGTTTCAGGAAGTAATTTACCTGTAACAACAGACTTTACAATATTTGAAGTAAGTAGAATTGATAAAGCAAGTGATAATGTATTTGGGTGGTATAACTCAAGTGCTGCTATATCTATAGGTACAAATGCTAGTGGTCATATTACTGCTACAGTAAGTGATGGAACTAATACAATAACTGCAAATACTTCTGCAGATAATAAAGCAAGTAATCATATATCAATATTAAAGAAACACAACAAAAGAATAGATTTAGAATATTATGATTCTTCAAATTCTATAACTGCTACTGATAATGATGCAAGTTTTGATAATACTTTTGCTTTCAATACTACAACATTTAATATTGGTTCTTATAATAGCACAAATAATATGGATGGACAATTAAATGAATTAATAATTTTTAACAGAGCCTTGAGTGATACTGAAATTGCTGAAGTAAGAGGTTACTTAAATTTAAAATATAAAATATATTAAGGTATGGCAATAGGAATAAACGGAAATGTAAGTTGGGGTATTGTACCAATAGATGGTAACTCATCAAATCTAGCAGGTACTTTTTATGAATATAGATTTAATAATCTTAAAAGTGCAAATGAACCATTAAGATACCAAATTCAATGGACAGGAATTAGTGGATTAAATGAAATAACAGAGCCTTCTAAAAATAATTGGACAGGTTCAAGTCCATCATCAGGAACTGGTAATGGAGATATAGTTAATGTGATATTTGAAGTTTATACTACCACAAATTATGAGAGAACTTTCCCTGAAGATTGGGATTTAATAGGTACTATAAAAAAATCTAGAGATATAGCGAATAGAAAATATAATGATGGAACTCCTCCATCTGGTCATAGATTTACAGTAGATATAAGTCGCTTACTTTCAGATGAAATTACTTATAGTTTATGCCCAATAAAGAAAGGAACTTGGCAGAGTGCTTTTTATGGAGGAATGAATGGAGGATTAACAATGCAAGACAATGTTCTTGATGGTAATGGTGCAATGGGGAGTCCAATAAGCGATTATAATGTATCTAGGAATGGTTCTTTTAGAAATGTGAAGGTTAAAACATATTATGAAGTTATAAATGGAGATGGGCAGATTGTTTCAGCATCAGGGAATAGTAAAACTTCTGATTTAGTAACTGTTATAAATTCAGTTAATCAATTTGATAAAGATGTTGTTTATTATAATAATAAGTTTTCTATTAGCGAGACAGTACCATCAACCGATAGTCATGGATTTATGAGTAGATGTCCTAATCATAATAACAGCACTACTCCAAATTTCTCAAAAGAAGTCAGAATGGATGATGAGGCAGAATGGTTGTATTGGTTTCAGAGAAGGGTTGGTGTTGGCTCAGGTTCATCATCATCAAATCAAGTTAGTAGAATTAGATTACATTGTAGAAACTCTGATGGAGTTACTTTTTATCTTAAAGAATTTGCATCAAGATTAAGAAAGCCTTCTAATTATGGGTTTTTGCAAAATAGAGTTTGTGTTCAAAATGTTTCTCCTGCATACATAAATGAGAATAATGGGACAACATATACTAATGCCACAGATACTTCTGAAAATCCATTAACTGTTGCTGCATATCCAAATGGATTAATAACAGCATCTACCAATCATTACAGAATTTATATTCAGTATGTTGCAGCACAAGGAGGTGCTGTAACAAGACATACTCATTATAGACATTATACTATAGACAGAGAGGATGAGAAAAATCCTTATGCTTTTGTTAAATTTCATTGGCTAAACTCTGTAGGAGGTATTGATAGTTATACGGCAAAAAGAGATGTGGTTGAAGGATTAACAATAAGTAGAGATGTAATTGAAAGAAAGAGTGCTGACAGAACTTGGTATCAGAATGACACTAATGATGGGACTCTTATGAATGATTCACTTTACCACTCAGATACAATGAGAGGTGGTGATATATATAAAGGAGGAAGGGAGGTTTCTAATGTAAATGCAGAAAGAACGCAAAGTGTTTATACTGAGCCTTTAAATCAACTAAGTGCTAAATGGCTAGAAGAAATAATGTTATCTCCTAATGTTTGGATTGAGAAAGATACAGATGCTACTGCGCAGGGAAACAAACTTAATCCATACTTAAGACCTTCTACTAAAGAATATATACCAGTAATCATAACAAATAGTGATATTGAAACTGTTAATCAGGCAGAGGGATTAGTTAAATTTAATATTGAATATACTTTTGCACATAAATTAATAACACAAAGAAATTAAATGTCAAATATAAGCATAGAGATACTAGATTATGGGGGAATGACCTCATCAGGTGGAGGAGGTGGAGGAGGAAGTGCTAACCTTAATGATGTTGTTACTAATGGAGTGGCTTCAGTAGGTAGTGGGTTTTCAGTTCCAAACAACACTACTTTACAATACAATGGTTCTGATTTTTTCACTTCTTTTAACTTAGATACAAGTAATTTAGTTTTTGGACAGGTATATACATTAAATTATGAAGTTACATCTTTAATTGATAGTGGAACTGGTGTAACATTTTTGGTTTTAATCTCTGGAGTTTCAGGTTTTGCAACACATACTACTACTACTAATATGCAAACCATTACATATACTGCTGCCTCTCCTGGAATAATAAATTTTCAGGCTCTTGGTGCTTCTTCTTTTACTGTTTCTAATATTTCTATTTCTGGAGTTACAGCAACTAGTCTAGGAAATACTTACTTAGGTAATAGTATTGTTGGAGAGTTAGATATAACAGACCATTCAGATTTCCCTTTAGCGATAACACTACAAACATCAGATATAAAAGACATAACATCCACAAGTGGTGATTATAGTAAGACATTTAAAATACCTGCAACAAAGAATAATAATAAACTACTTAGACATCCTTTTGCAACTACTACAGATTCAAATATAAATGTTAATGAAAATAGAAAATGTAGAATACTTGTAGATGGATTCTACTCTTTAGAGGGCTTAATTAGGGTTACTGGAGTTGGTGGTTATGGAGAATCTCCTTCTTATTATGATTGTGTTTTTTATGGCAATAATTTGAATTGGGCTGATGGGCTTTCTAATAAATATATGAATGAGATAAATTGGGGTTCAGATGGGCAAGGTATTGGGTATAATAAAGCAAATATTATGCATACTTGGAACTATGATAGTTGCGATTCAGGTAATTCTCCAATAGTATATCCTATAACATCTTATGGTGATTTTAATGAAGATGGAAATGCAGCAACTATACAACTTTTAGATACTGCTTATGATTATAATAATACAGGTTCTGCTACTAAAGTTGGTTATAGTGGGTATTTTAATGATGGTAGTTCTTACGAAACTCCAACCCCATCTCCAGATTGGAGACCAGCAATATTTGTTAAAGACACTTTAAATAAAATATTTGAAAACTTAGGATATTCTATAGAGTCAAGTTTTATGGAGACAGATATGTTTAAAAAGTTAGTATGGCTATTACCTAACTTTCAATATAACAATCCAGATGATAGATACGAACAGCAATCAATAGTAACTTCTTTTAAAAATGGAGAAACATTATCAACAACTGTATGGAACAATGGTTCTTCTTCCACATCAAGTAATGCTGGTATTTATAAAGCATACTATGGTGGTTTTGTAAGTTTTGATGATGGGAATGAACATTATTCAGGTAGTGGTAGAAAGGTGCTAAATTTAAAATCCTCAAATTTGGATATAAGTTTAGGTGCATCAAAGGTAGATTTTAGTAATGATTACATAACAATAGAAGAATATGGTTTTTACGATATACTTTTAAATAACCAACAAGCAAGACTTGCTAGTGGGTGGAAAGGAGGTACAGGTTTTAAGCAAATAATTGAGATTAAAGTTTGTGTGAATTTAGAACTTCAAACTGCAGGACAGACAAGTTGGAATATAATAGGCAGATGTTCTGACACTCAATCTCCCTATCAAATTTATAATAATAGTACTCGAAGTACTAACCAATATAATACAGTTATTACAGATTTTGCTAATTTATCCTCTGTTAATATTACAGACCTATGGCTTAATAAAGGAGATAAAATAAGACTTACAACAGGGTTTAAAATAACAGATACAAATGATAACGACCAAAATTTTGCAATCAATGTTTATCATAGAGTTAAAAGCAATGATAATTTTAATATTAAGTTCTCTCCAAAAAGAGTGGAGTATGGACAAACTTATGATTTAAAGAATGTTCTTGACCCTTCTCATAAGCAAATTGATTTTGTCAAAGGAATTGCTCATGCTTTTAACCTTAAAATGACTACAGATTCAAATAAAAGAACTGTTTTTATAGAGCCATTTGACACATTTTATAAAGATTATGCAGATGCAATAGATTGGACTTATAAGTTAGATAGGAGTAAAGAAGTAACTGACAAATGGATTAAAAGTGATTTAAAAAGAGATATTATTTTTAAATATAAAACAGATACTAGTGATAAAACTGTTGAAACAAGAGGTGATAGATGGTTTAAAGGAATAAAAGATGAATATCCTTACCAAGAAACATTACCTTCTACATTTGAGAAAGGAGAAATTATCTTTGAAAATCCTTTCTTTGCAGGTACTTATAATGGGAAAGACCAAGACACTACAGGTAATACAGGTAATTCAGGTTCGTATTCTGATGTACCTTTTTCTGGATGTTTATGGGCTGAAAATACTTACGCTGAGACCTTAAATAGACCAGATAAAGGAAATAATTTTATGCCAAGACTTTTGTTTTGGAATAAATACTCTCCCAATGCAAGTGGTAGTGGTATTAAGTTTGCTAAAGTACAAACTTGGTCAGATGCTGGTAGTACAAATGCACTAAAGTTTATTGTTCCAGATTCCTCTGTTGCTGTTAATAGCCTCTATCTATCAAATATATATCCTCAAGCAACCTCAATAAATAGAGATGATACTTCAAGCCCAGTATTATCTTATGGCAATGCAAATGTTAGAGATTTTAATGATGCTACAGGGGTTTACTCATCTTATATAACAGGGAGAGGTCTTTTTGATACATATTATCATAATATGTTTGAGATGTTAAAATCAAAACCAAAATTAAGAACTGCTTATTTTGATTTAAAAGCAAAAGATATTGTTTATTTAGATTTTACAAAATTGATTTATCTAGATGGTATTTATTGGAGAATAAATAAAGTGGTTGATTATCAGCCAAGCAAGAATGAACCTACAAAAGTAGAATTAATTGAATGGTTGCAGGTTGGAACATTTGCAGCAACAGCACCATCTTTCGGTAGTTCAGGCACTTCATCTGACTTTGGAGGGGTTTATGGAGATTATGGAGACCCTGCACCTGCCAACCCAATTCAGGATTTCTAAAATGAAAATATAAAATATGCCAAATAGTAAAAAAATATCAAGTAGAGGAATAGCACAGCAAAGTGGATTGGAAGTATTTTCTAGTATAACAACTTATAATGGAGAGTATGTTAATTGGTCTAATGCTTCTGATTATGGCACTCAACTTGATTCAGATACAGATTATGCTACAACAGCAACCGACCCACATACTGATGCTTTAATAAATAGTCCTGCATCTACAATAGGAAGATGGTATAGGTATCATACAAGTGGCGCACCATACACTTCAGTATCAGCACCAACAAGTTCAAATGGTGCTTATATTTTTCATGGACAAGAAACAGGTGGATTGCCTTCATATAGTGGTGTTTATCAGAAACTATCTTTAGTTAGAGGTAATGAGTATCAAATAAATGTTAAATCTATTATTAGTGCAAGTGCTGGTACTTTGTATATAAAAACATACAAACCAAATATAAATGACACATTAACATCAATTGAATATACAGAAACATCATCAAATTCAATAACATTCCCTGCAACTAATGTTACAACTAACATATCTACCTCAACATTCATAGCAGCAACTGCAAATGATATTATTCAGATATATTTTACTACAGAGGAAACATCTTCAGTCAATGTTTCAATATCAGGAATATCAATAAAAGAAAAGCAAGAATACTTAGTACCTATTTATGCTACTGATATATTTGGTAATGACCATAAAATATTAAGAAGAACTACAAACCAAACAGTATCTGATGATTAAATTTAAAAAGACATTAAAGGAGTTGCAGAGTGTTGGTCAAATGCTAAAGGTAGGTTTGCAAAAAGAACTTATAGACCAAAAGCATAATGCTACAGGTAGATTAAGTAGAGGTTTAAAGTATCACATAAAAGGCACTACTTTAAATATAATGTCATCTGTTAGTTATTGGAAAGCAGTTAATAATCCTAAGTTTGCTAAGACTCCTAATTATAACGCAATAGCATCTTGGGCTAGAGCAAAGAAAGGTATAAAAGCAACTCCTGCAGCAATAACAAGAATATATGCTAAAATGTTAAGACAAGGATATGGTCAGCCTTATGTGTTTTGGACTGAAGGGAATAGTTTAAGAAGAACAAACTTTGCAGGATATGTGGCAAATAAGTTTAGTAAAGAAGTAGCAGTCAAGTTAGCACCATCTATTGGTGAAGATGTAGCAAGTATGATTAGAGAAAAAATTAAAAATAATACAAAAGCAAAAGTTAGTTAATATGGCAAATACAGAGAAAATTGTAGTTCAGGTAGTAGTACAAGGTGAGAAGGATTTACAAAGAGTAGGTAAGTCAGCAGATAAATCAACTAAGAGTTTTGGGAAGATGGCTGCAGGGATTGTTTCTGCAGGTGCTGCTTTTAATGCTATAAACAAAGCAATAGGTAGTGCAATAACAACATTTAAGAATTTTGAATTTTCTATGGCTAAAGTAAAGGCAATTACTGGTGCTTCTGAAAAGGATTTTAAAAAATTAACAAATACAGCACAACAATTAGGTCGTTCAACATTCTTTACAGCATCTCAAGTTTCAGAATTACAAGTTGCTTATGGTAAGTTAGGGTTTACAACAACCGAAATATTGGATGCACAAGAGGCTACTCTTATGTTGGCGACAGCAACACAATCAGATTTGGCTAGGGCTGCTGTTGTGGCAGGTGCTGCAGTTAGAGGTTTTGCTTTAGATGCTAGTGAAACTCAAAGAGTTGTTGATGTTATGGCTGTATCATTTACAAGT